GTCACGCCGAGAGTTTGGGCTATCGAGACAGCGCCAGCGCCGGTGATCGCTATGCGAATTACGTCAGTGGTGACAATGTTAAACACGGACGCCGAAGTGGAGCCGATACTTAGTGCGCCCGTGACCCCGTTGTACTCAATACGGCCATTGACTACGCCGTCACCGCGCTGGAACTTGAGGAGTTTTGTTGTGGTGGAACTGTCTCCCGCCGTGGCCGTGATGACGCCAGAACCACCGGAAGCACCCACGACAGCTAGACCGCCCGAAGCGGTGGTCAGGCCAGCTGCCACGTTCAGAGCCGTCTGCCCGTTCGTGCCCGTGATCGTCAGCAGTTCTTCGCTGGCGTCCCAGAACAGGTGGTCGCCGGAAGTCGCTGAGTAGAAGTAAACGTCAGCGCCGCTACCGTCAGTCCCAACAGTCAGAGAAGTCAGGCCATCGGCTGTTCCGGCGTTGATGTCCGGCGAGGTGATTGTTTTGTTGGTTAGCGTCTGTGATCCCGTAAGCGTGGCAACGGTGCTGTCGATAGCCAGCGTTACCGTAGTGCTCGACGCAGTAGAGCCCAGACCCGTACCGCCAGCGATAGTCAGCGTGTCGCTGTCCAGATCGATGTCGATGGTGCCGCTGTCGGTCGTAATATCTAGGTCTTGGGCGGTAACCTGTGCATCGACATAAGTTTTGACTGCACCTTGCGTGGCAAGAAGAGTCGCACTGGAGCCAAGGGAGCCGTTGTCTACTCCCGTTACCGTTGCCCCGCTAGCCAGAGTGAGGCTTGTCGCGAGAACTGTGGCCCCCGAAATGTTTACGGTGCCGTTGATGTCTATGGCGGTAGCAGTAAGGTCGATCTCATCTGTAGCGACAATAGACAGTACCGTGGCACTTGTACCAGCGATGTATTGGCTTGAATCGTTGAATTGAAGCTGCTTCGTGGAATTGAGCAGCAGTCCGGTGTTGTGAACATGAGTGAGGTTTACATCGGAGTTGACGCCAAAATTAAGTACCGCTGCATCGCTGATTAACGACAAATCATCACCTACTGTCGCATCAGCAGCCAACGCCACCTTCAAGTTCTCATCAATTGAGATTGCGGGTGTCGTGCCTACCGTTGAACCAAGGCCAATCAGCAGATCGTCTGCGCTATCGTCTAGCCCGATATAGTAATCCTGTGCATTACCGTTATAAACCAACTTGGTATCTTCAGCGGTTCCATCTCCTATAGTTACCGTTGCCGCAGGAAACACGACTGCCTGATTCTCGTCAATGGTCACAGCAGGAGTAGTTCCTACGGTAGACCCAAGACCGATCACCAAATCGTCCGCAGAATCATCCAGTCCAATGTAGAAGTCTTGGGCATTACCATTATAGACGAGCTTCGTATCTTCAGCCGTGCCATCACCTATCGTTACCGAAGCGGCTGGAAATACAACGGCTTGATTCTCGTCAATCGTGACAGCAGGAGTCGTTCCCACGGTGGACCCAAGACCGATCACCAAGTCATCTGTCGAATCGTCTAGCCCGACATAAAAGTCTTGGGCATTACCATCGAACAGAAGCTTCGTGTCTTCCGCTGTAGCATCGCCAATGGTCAAAGTAGGGCCAGCAACTTGGAAGCTGTCAGTTACTACTAAATCAGCGAACGCATCGTAAATATTCGCTCCAGATCCGCCACCATCGGCGAAAATTGCCGCAACCTTGCCATTACCGATTGTAATGTTGTCCCCGGAACCCTGAGTTATGATGATACTATAAGGACCAGAAGAGCCGGAATCTGTTGTAGCGTTCTCAATAAACCACATCTTTTTGAGACTGCTCGGGGCCAGCGTAATAGTTCTGTTTGCCGAGAGCGCTCCCGTGAGCTTGATGTACGCATACTGAGCATCAGAATCAGTGCCGTCCGCGATATTCATTGTCTCATTGGCATCTGCCATCGCATGGAGAACATAGCCCTGCGCTGCGTCTATTTGATCGAAAACCTCATTAGTCGAATCTCCCCAAGTACCAGACTCATCACCAGCAGCGATTTTGGAGAGCCGAAGATTTTTAGTGAAGGTTGCCATATCTACGCCACCCTTACGATTGCGTTATGCTGGTCGGCAGACGGAAACTCGATTTTGAAATCAGCAGCCGCTTTGATCCGATCAGACCCGAAGTCTAGAACTACGACTACTTTGTTTGACTTCGAAGAATTATAGATGAGGGCCCCCCTAGCAGTGATTGTAGCCGTTGACCAAGTGACATCGCTGAAATCAGTCAACCCTACAAGCCCATCTGAAGTTGGAGTCACTACTGTAAGCGTGGCCCCTCCCGCCGAGTACGCCGTACCCGAAATCTCTTCCGTGGTCGTGTACACAGTGGTACTTGGCCCAAGGTCCGCGCTGCTCGAATAGAGAGCGATCTTGAAAGTATTCGACGTAAAGTCGTGGGTTCCTTTCAAGAGTTCGACCTTGAACGAGGTTGGTACGCATTGCGTGATTGCCACGGCACCTCCGATAGAAATCCTTTTCGCCTATGGCAGCGGCCAGGAACCGCTGTGCAATACGTCTAAACCAGCACTGCGTCGGGCTGGTAGTCGTCCTGAGTCATTCCAAGCGCCGCCTGTCCCCTCAAGAACGCAAGCTTCGCGCTAAAATCAGCCTGATAAATTTCCATCATGTCAGGCGACCCCTTCATGAAAATATACCCTTCAAGAATGCATCCAGCCAATAGGGTCTCCTCGGCATGCGTTCCCAACCACGAGTTCTGGGTATCAGAACTCGTATTCACAATCGTTGTTCCCACCCCGTACCATCCAAGGATGTACGTATATGTACTGGCAGGCGTCGGAGCCGTGATAATCGTCGTATTAAACGAAGAATCCGTGGTTTGGAGACTATAGTACTTAGGTACGCCAGTTGTACTTGCGTTCGGATAAACTTCCCGGATAAACGAAGCGTCTTTTAATAGGATCGGACTATTCACACTAGACACAGCCACTTTCATAAATCGCGGTCTGATAAAACCAGATGGAGCCGTTACTGTAGATTGACTCGCAGTAAAGTTTGCTGAAGTCTCCGTGAAACCATCAGGTAAGATGACTGCACGATAAATCGTATTTTCAGCCCTAGTCGCGATCTCCTCCATATTGGCTACAAAAGTCGTTTCAGTGTTTTCCAGACCTGACTGGATCGCTGTTTTCAACTGCCCCCAGTTCATTGTCATTGGATCGTCACCGAAGTAGTGCCAGCCGCCATCTTGGTATTGCCCGTTCCTACAGGATCCCAGGAAAACATACGACGACTCTCAGCTTGTGAGAGGTCTGGCCGTGGGTCTCTGAGTGCCTGAGGGTCAGGAAGGTCTTTCTTGAGCTTCCCGAGCCAGTTTTGAGGTTGATCTCCATCTCGCACATCACGACCAACCTTGAGGCCCGTTTTCCTGCCCTGGACATATTCATTCACGAGATCGGCTTTCGGGTAACGCCACGCCGTCCGTTCACAAAATCCATAGGCATATTTGCCAGAAGCCTTCCTGCTCATATCCGAATAATCCCCGGAACGAGGCTGAAGCCTACACGCTCACCATCTGCCCCTAAAGCTAACTCCCACTGCTTGATGGCTTCCATCTCAAGCTGAGGCACCAAATGCATAGCCTCTTTCTTTTTAGCAGCAAGCTTGAGGGCTAAATCAGCCGTGAGGGCTGGCAGGAATCTCACAGGAACGTCTGGATTCGTTGCGCCAGGACTAGCACCCGTATCTTCGATACGCCTGATTTTTTGGTACACGAACGTGTAAGTACTCTTGTCCGGTACAGGCCATAGGTGCATGACTACTGAAGAAACAAGCCTGTTCAACCAAAAATTGACGGGCCTACCCTGAACAAGCTTGTTTGGAACTCCCGCCCATTCAGCAGTGCTGAGTCTGGTAACAGGAATATCTTGTTGGGAAACACCCGAGCCTGTACGAATAAAAGCCTCAATAATGTCCACCGTATCCGCAGCCAACGTGATGCTGGCCGTAGCGGCAGCAAGAGACGTGGAGGTTTCCTCAACTGTCCAGAAGTTGACGCCCTTATTGCCCCACTCCTGCGAGATGAGATCCAAACTCCTCCGAGCCGTATTGAGATCGTAGCCTGTCCGCATACGTAGGCCACAACGTTCGTACGCTTCTTCAATGATCTCGGCAATATCGAGATTAAAGGTACTCGTTCCCGAGGTAGCCATTAGTACGTCTTGCTCATCTCAAGGATGATGACGTACGTGTCATTCGCAGAATGACCGATGGTGGTGAAGTAAATATCCCCATCGATACCACTTCCTGCATTGTTGCTAATCGGACCTACAGATCTAAGGTCCCAATAGAAACTCCCATCGCTGGGCACGCCCATAGCAAGAACATTCGCGTCTGCCTTCCATAAGACATGAACAGACATCCCACTTGTGAGAGCCCAAACCCTTCGTATAGAAACACGAGTACAAGTTGCTCC